GGAAAGGAAAGGCCAACGATGTGAACTTTACCTGCTTTTTCCACAAAAGGTATTCTTTGTCTTTTTAACATTCGTTTGACTTGATTTGCATCACCATCAACGGTTAAGAATACATTTCTTTGTTTTTTTATACTATTTTCTGTGGCTGTTATATAATAACTTGTTCCACAATCTAATCCTTTTGCCATAATTACCTCTTATTTGTTTTAATTTTCTTAATCCTATTTCTTCTTCTTCGGACCTCTGTAAGCCTTTGCTATATCCTTGTATATAGGATCATCTTTCATGTACTTTATTACACTATCATCAGGTTTAACTAAAGCTTTAGCTACTCTTCCTGTCGTTTTTGTTGCACTCCAAGCTTTTTTTCCTGCCTTTTTTGCTGTTCCCGTTATTGATTCTTTTTTTGAATTTAGTTTTATACCATACCAATCTGCATGTTTCTTTTTATGAGCGACTTCTCTTTCTTTAGTTTTTTGATCTAGAGCTTTGGCTTTAGCTTTATCTAATGCTGATTCTTCTTCTTTAATTACTTCTCTAATAATTTCTTTAAGTTTTGATTTTGTTAATTTCATTTTCTCAAACTCCTAAGTTTAAAATTTATTCATTTCTTTATTAATTATTTTTTGAATTTTATTAAACTGCTTTTCCATTTTTATCAATTCTTTTCTAATTTTATTTTTTGATGGAATATCATCTTCATAAGCTTTTGTTATACCAGGTATAAGGTGTTTGAATCCCTCTTCAATCTTATATGTACCACTTTCGATTAAATCCAAAACTCTATTACCAGCTCGAAATTCATTTAATATTTTCTTTAGTTTAATCATTTTCTTAAACTCCTCAGTTTGTCTTTTTGGGTTTTTACTTTACCCTTAATTTTTTCGTCTAACTTGACACTTGATTCATCTGATTTTGTATCCATTACCACATTACTCTTTACATCTACTTCTATTGGGCCCATATTTTTTTTAACTTTTGTTTCTTCAATCACCGAAGTTTTTACTACCTCTCCGATGTTTAAGTTGGGAGACTTGTGAAACTTAAAGTTTTTAGAACACCATATAAGTAAAATATAACAACCTAAAACCATTTGCCATAATACAAGACTGTAAAGAATAAAATCTACAAAAGTCATTACTTACCTTTAAGTATATCTCCAAGTGCAGGTATTCCGACAACACCACCCACATCTTTTAAACTATTACTTTCTTTCTTAATAGCTTTAGTAGCAGCTTGTCTTTTCTTATGAAGATATTTATCTGAATCATCAACATCACCATCATTGTCAATATCTTTATCTTCTCTATCTTCAAAATCATCATGTGGTTCTACTTTAGATGGATCTACTTTATCAAGAGCTTCATCAATGTCGTAATAACGATTTAAAACATGTCCTATATCTTCATAAAGACCTGTTAATCTTTGATTTAACATATGAGCTTCTTTAGCAGTCTTTTGAAATTCGACCACACTACCTTTGAGTGTTTTCATATTTTTATTTACTGAAACTTTATCAAACCAATCATCTTGTTCACCAAGAATATGAGAATGTGCAGATTCAGCAACTTGTGAAAGTTGTTTTGCAATTTCCATTATATTATTGTTATTATAAAGTGACTTTCCAACAATAGCAAAGTTTCTAACACCTTCCACCACTTGATGTCTATCAACTTTTGGCGTATCCTCAAAAGCTTCACTTAATATATCTTTTAGTTTTTTCATTTTTTAGTCTCCCATTTATTTCCAAAAAATTAGTTTTGCTATAACCCCAATCACTATAGTATAAATACCCCATAATGCATGTGTTACATTTTTCTTAAAATTCTTTAATTCTTCTATTTCTTGTATATTAATTTGTTTTCTCCAATAAGTATTTTTATTCACTCTCACAATAATACCATCCTCTGGATCTAACAAAATTTCTTTTATTTCTTTTACAGTTTGGTGAATCTCTTCTAACTCACCACCCATAAGTTTATCTTCAACACATTCTAATTTTTTTATTATTTCTTTATTAGTTATTGCCATTATCGTATTCTTTTTCCTTTCTTACCACCAAAGTATTTTCTGAATCTATTGATGATTTTGTCTTTTGATAATACTGACATTAAAAAATCTGTTTCGTATGGATAAGCTCGTTTAGCATCACCTTGTTGAAATCCTCTAACTAAATCAAAATAGTCAATAACACCAGCTTTTGCCTTTGTCATCCAATCCTTTACTACTTTACCTTGTAGTTTTCTCAATTCTTTTGAATATTGTTTTAAAGCACCATCAACAACTGTTTTTGCTTCTCCTGAAGAATATCCAGGAGTTTTAATATCAAATTTTTCATCCAAGTTACTATTTAATAAATAGTCTCTTGACTTGTTTAAATAATTAGAAGCCAATGTGATTTTATCTGTCCACCACGCTGGTAAAGAACTTTCTTTATCCATAGATTCTAATTTTTGTAATAATTCTTGTGAATCTTCAATTGATAATTTTAACTTTCTAATAGCAGATGGAACATCAGTGTGTCCGTCTTCATTGATTTTAAAAGGTTTTCTGTCTTTATCAGTATAAACCTTACCTAATTCAATATCTTTTAATAAATCAGTCAGTTTCATTATAGTCTCACATTCATTCCGGTATATTTCTTAAATATTTTTGGTAACATATCTCCATATACACCTTTAACTTTTTTAATTACTTTTCTTTTGGCACCTCTCATATTAATAAACTCTACATCATATAAATCCATTGATGTTAATTTTATATGAACATGTGTAACTTTTTTTGCATTTCTACCAATACTGAATGATAAATCTTTTTTGGTAGATGTTCCTAAATTTTTAGCACCTGTCATAGCTACAAATCTATTACCCCCTAATTGTCTTAATATTGTTTCATATGGTTGTTCTTCGTTAAGTTTTCTTTCTTTTAAACCTTTTTTAATCTTTTGTATATCAGCCATAAGTTGTTGAACATTCATACCTGAAGCATTAATAACTTTATATAATATAGCTGACCTTTTTATTCTATTTAGATTCGCACCTTTCATACTATCAACGAATTTATTTAAAAACCTATTTACCTGTGATGGGAGTTTGATTTTATCAAAATCAACTTCATTAATTTTTCCCTCTTTTTTAACACAATTAGGATATGTTTTTCCGAACATTTTTTTAGTTCCTTTTTTCTCATACCCCTTCCAACATTTTTCACAAAGACATTTAGACTCTTTTAATTTTTTACCTTTATTTTTCTTTTTTCCAAGAGTGATTGAATCTATTTTTTTTGAAAGATTTTCTTTATTAACACCCTCAAATTCTTTTTCTATATCTTTTAATTCATCATCAGAAGGTTCTCTATCAAATGGATTATCTTCTCCTTGAGGTCCACTACCTGGACCACCTTCTCTCATTTCATCCAAAATTTCTCTAACCATTTTTCTTATGAGATTTCTCACTTTAGTCTCCTGTTTTACCTTTTCAGGTTTTCCTTTGTGTTTTGTGGATGCAAAATCATCAACATCTTTTTTAGTCATTGATTTAGCGACTTTACCAGCTCTTCCTTTTTTAGGAATATCACCTTTTTGCATCGCTTTTACAACACCAAAGAATCTTTGTTGAGATTTTGATTGAGATGGCATTATATCATTTTCCTTAACATCTTAACCCATTTAGTTTTTGTATAGTGAGTAAACTTTCCAACAAATCCAACATATTTACTACTAAATTCATTAGCTTCATCGTTTAAACCTTGACTTTGTAAAAAGTTTTTATATTTTAAAACATGTTTGTGTAAATTTTCTTCTGCTTTTTCTATATTTTTAAGCATTTTTTTATGTTGTGGAGCAGAACCAACTTCATTAAGTTTTTCATGTTCTGTTAACCCATTAAATGATTTTGTACTCCATCTTTTTGGTAGAGTTTTAAATGTATCATCATTCCACTCATTTAATTCTAATTTTATATTTTCAACAATTGAATGTTTTTTTTGTTTTTTATTGATAGATTTTTTTATCTTACCATACCCCATTAATGATTTATAATCCATAATTATCCCCTAAAAATATCGTTAATTATATCTTCAATTTTACAATCGTGACAACAAGTACCGTTTCTTGTACCAACACTCTCATTTAATCCTTCTTTAACTGGAGATAAAAAAGCTCCATGAGTAGATGGATTTGATACAAAATCGAATGCAATAAGTTCAAAGTCTGGTTGAACTTCTACTGTGTCATCCTCTGATAATTCTTTTACTGAACCAAGTCCTCTTGATGATATACCAAGTTTAATACCACTTTTAAATAATTCTTTTAAGATGTTTCCTGCAGGTGTTCCAAGAACTTCGACAGTTCCAAGTAAATCATCACCTTTCCAATGCATTTCTAATATATTATGTGATGCATTATTAAGATTTACAACAGAAGAATCTGGATGGTCAAGTTCACCTAATGCTCTTCGTTCCGATATTTGAACTTTTGAATATTTTTCAGCTTCTCTAACTAATGTTTCTCTTGGATAAACTCTTCCATTTTGATTCTTAGCTTCTGCTCTTTGAAGAACACCTTTTACAATTAATCTACCATCATTTTCTTTGATAGATTCATTAATTGTTTCTCTTGATATTTCAAAAGGTATATAATCTACTATTAGTTTTTTTGACATTTTATTTATCTCCTATTAACTTTCAAATACAAAGCTACCCATACATTCTACAATGTACCACCCATCAGCGCCATCACCAACTAAAGTAACTCTATCACCTACACCTGAACCAGCGTCAAGTTGTAAATCTTTATTATCTGCACCTGCACCATTTGATGCTGCTTCAACAACCGTTCCTATTGCATTGGAATCAATACAAGATCCCATAATTTTATCACTAGAATTAGGTGATAAGTTCCATGTATCAGTTGCTGATCCAGCATTAACAAATGTATATTGAACACCTTTGAGTGAAGCACCCATAGCTGGTAAATTGAGTGTGGCCCCATCGGTACTCTGTAAAATTACCGCACCGGAGGATGATACATTTAATGTATGACCATTTGGTAATGTACCCAACACCCCCCTTCTATATTTCGCTAAAGTTCCATCTGTAAAAAAGTCTCCACTTGAACTTATATCACCTGCCACTTCTAATTTTTTTGATGGAGTTGATGTTCCAATACCTACATTACCATCAGAAGTAATTCTCATATATTCAGTATCAGTTCCGTTTAATCTTGTATAGAATTGTAAATTTCCATCTGCTGCTCCAGCAGTTGAGTAATTAGTATCTCTACCACCTACTATTTTTCCAGCATTGGCTGTTGCAGAAGTTCCAAAATTTAAAGTTGAAGTTTCATCAGTAGAACCAGCACCTGCAGAATTTCTTATTGTAAATGAAACATCACCACCATCGTTTGATTTTTTAATTTCACTATCACCACCAAAAAGAGCAGCACCACTTGCACTTATGTTTCCACTTGAACTTATGTCAGTAAAAGTTACATCACCTGCAAGTATAGTCTTATCAGTACCAAAACTAAATCCACCAGATAAATTTCTTATCGCTAAACCTTGAACAAATAATCTATTACCATAAACATATCTACTCGCACTTATGTCTTGAGTAGCATAAACTCTACCAAATGAACCGGTTTCTGTTACAGTTAAATTACCACTTGCGGTTATGTGTGATTTTGTATGAATTGCACCACTTGAACTTATGTTACCATCCACTTGTAATGTTTCTGTTGGTAGTGCATTATTATTATTACCTATAAAAACTTTACTACCATTACCAAATACTGCTCTATTACCAGTCTCGTGGTCTAATAATAACATTTGATTATTATTAGCAACTACCCTAATTAAATTTGCACCATTAGATTCTATCCAAGTTTGTTTGTCTTTTTCAAAATAAATTCTTTGGTCTTCATCTAATAAAATATCACCAGATCCACTTACCCACACATTTCCACTTGCGGTTATGTTTCCAGTTACATCAATACCACCTGCTGTTGTTTCTAATTTTTTATTACCTGAGTGATATGCTGAAAAAGAACCACCATCTACTCCTCTGAAAAGGTAACGTGTAGAACCACCATCTACAAAATCTAATGTATTACCTGCAAACTCTAAAGACGAACCTATGGCTTTAACTCTTGTTCCTACATTTAGAATATTACCATAAAATTGTCCACTTGCACTTATGTTTCCACTTGCGGTTATGTGTCCTCTAGTTGATGAACTTACAACTAATGAGCCGTGAATATCTAATGTATTTGATGGAGTAGTTGTTCCGATACCAATGCTTCCACCTGAGAAATACGATACCCCGTTTCCATTAATTCTAATTTTTGGTGAGTTATTCTGATAAACATCTATAATACCATCATCACCTGATGCATATTGTCTAACAAGTGTATCACCAAAATGAGCTCCGTCTTGTAATATAATTTCATCATATGCATAAATTTTACCACTGGCACTTATACCACCACTTGCACTTATATTACCAACTACAGTTAATGGTGATGGTGCACTTGTTCCACCAATTGCAACATTACCACCTTGAAAGTAAGATACTCCGTTTCCATTAATTCTATTTTTGACTGTATTGTTTTGGTAAATATCAAGTACACCATCATCACCTGACGCGTACTGTCTTATAAGTAAATCACCAGATGGACTTCCATCTTCCCAAAAGATTTTACCACTTGCACTTATAATACCTGTTACATCTAGATTATCATTAAATGTTATTTCTTGACTTGCAGCTCCTGCAGATTCAAATTTAGATGCATATATTGTTCCACTTGCACTTATGTTTCCACTTGCAGTTATGTGACCATTTGCATATATATTTCCTGCAGATGAGGCTGTTAATTCTAAATTACCACCAGCTTTTATATTTCCACTTGCGGTTATATTTGTTACATCATTAATAGATCTAACAAGAGAAGAGAGTCCAAAACTAATTCCACCCGCGGAATGTTTTATTATTGGAATATTTTCAACATATAACCTTTTACCATAAACATATCCACTTGCACTTATGTTTCCACTTGAGGTTATGTGACCAGTTGTACTTATATTACCTTGTACTGTTAATTTAGCATTAGAAGATGAAACACTTGTTCCAATTGATAGTCCATTAGAACCGGAAATAAATGAATGTGCATTTCCGTGAAATCTACTCATCACTGAACCAGCACGATAAATATCGAATACACCACCAACATTAGCACCACCCATAGAAACATCATAAATTTTAGCACTGATTTGACCAGCATTGAAATTTGGTTGTGATTTTAATAAAAACGAATCACCTGAAACTATTCTACCACTAGCTGATATAGTAGCATTAGATGATTGAGAAACAAGTAGTCCACCACCATAAAGATGGGATAATCCGTTTCCATGTATTCTTGATTTTACTGCATTGTTTTGATAAACATCAATAACTCCATCATCACCTGATGAATAAGCTTTCATAATTACATCACCACTGTTGAATCCCTCCCTAATTTTAAATGAGTCTTTTGTAACTATTTCTCCACTTGCAGATATTTGTCCTTGAGTCTGAATATTTCCACTAGCACTTACTTTACCTCTAACATCTAGTAGTGTTTGTCCACTTCCACTCATTAGTAGTGAACCAGTTACTTGTAAATCACCACCAATACGAGATACTCCGTTTCCGTGTATTCTTGATTTTACAATATTATTTTGGTAAATATCGAGTACACCATCATCACCTGATGCATATTGTCTTATAAGTATATCACCTGCCGTATTTGTATCCTCTAGTATAAATTCATCCTGTGAATAAATTTTACCACTTGCTGTTATATTAGAATATGATCCACCACTAACATGTAATCCACCACCAGAAAAGAAAGAAGTTCCGTTTCCGTGAATTCTTGTCTTTAAAGTATTATTTTGGTAAATATCGAGTACACCATCATCTGCCGAAGCGTATAATCTTGCAATGGTGTCACCACCCCCATTTGGTCCTTCTATTAATTTAAATTCGTCTTCTGAGAGTATCATCCCACTAGATGTTATACTTGAAGCAGATGATCCAGAAACTTTTAGTCCTCCACCTCCTATAATAGATGTTCCGTTTCCATGTATTCTTGCTTTTACGACTCTATTTTGATAAACATCAATAATACCATCATCATTTGTCCCTGCTTGATATATTTTAACAAGAGTATCATAAGGACTTTGAGTGTGTTCTAAAATAAATTCATCATTGGATTTGATTTTACCACTTGCAGTTATATTAGTTGAAGTTGCAATATCCCCACTAGCACTTATAGATGAAGCACTTATAATACTATTACCATCCATATTTAAAGCTTGTGTAGCAGTGTGATTTCCTAGATTATCACCACCAAGTGCGGCTGCAGCTATTGAAGATGAGACATTGGCTATGTTCGGTAAACTAAGAACTCCTTTTATATCAGCATTGTCTGCAACTTCAAGTCTAGAAAGTGAACCGGTTGAGATTCCAGATCCACTTACTAAGTTAACATCTATTATTTTACCTGAAACGGATGATCCGGAAGATACAGCTAAATCAATCTGTGCTCCTGTGTATTTACTTGTGTAATTAGCCATTTATTCTCTCTAGTATTCTAAACATTAATATAATCTCCTATTATCTAACTTTATATCCATATAATCTAATTACATACTGACCAGCAGTAAACACAGAATCATCAGCATTTCCATCCCCATCAGTTAAATATAAGTAATGATCAGCTGTTCCACTTGTAACCGAAGATAACCCATCGTAGGAAGTTAGGGTATTTCCAGCAACCCAAGTTCCACTATTGATACCAAAAGTAGTACCACCAGCATCATTATATCCCAATGTCCCACTTGAGTTCCAAACAAAATTCACATCAACAGTACCTCCACCTGCAGGTAATTCAATACAAGATATTTCAGTTTTAAATAAAACACCATTTGTAGCATCTGTTTGTTGGTATAAATAAGCATCTGGAGCACCAGATTTGATACCAATAACTTTATTTTGAGTGCCATCACCCTGTAAACCAGTAAGGTCAATATGTATTTCTGTCGTGATTAAACCTGTTGTAGCATCAGTATGTCTATATGCTGTGTTTCCTGGTCCAGTTCCTATAGCACCGGCACCCCATGTTTGTCCTATATCTTGATAAGGAGTTTGTATTATATTAACAGCTGTTTTTTGTTTAGTAGTTAAACCCGTACCATATCCTGATGTTAAAATTTGTTTGTTACCATCATTAATTTTTGGCATTTAATATCTCCTATTTCCAAGTGTTTCGTTTAAGCCATATATCTCTTAATATATTACCAACGACATCTCTTATTAATTTTGTTATTACTTTTAAATCTTTTTCATCAAGGGCTTCATTTACAGGTTCATATCCTGTGCTCTTTTTTAATTTTTTAAATTTTTTCTTTTTATCTTTTTTACTGGAAAAAGCAAATGGTGTCATATATCCAGGCACCGCAGCAGTGGTTGTAATTTCATCTAAATCTTCTTCATCTAAAATTTCTTCAGTTAAAGATTTGATTATTTCATTAAAGTGTTTTTTTGTTTTTATTTCCACTTTTCTTTAACTCCTTGAGAAGTTCCATATATCTCATTGTTTGTGTGACATAAGAATCCTTAACAACTTTTGATTTGTCATTTAAACCACATAATTTATCGATTGATTTGATAGCCTCATTCATTTTAATCTTAACAACCTTATCTTTGAGATTTTTAGAATGAGTTTTTAAATCTTTTTTTAATTCACTTACAATACCTTTTAAAGTTTCTTTTAGTGAATTTGTATTGGATACATTGTTAATATACTCTCTAAGTAGATTTTTTTGAGCTGCACTTAATTTTGTATACTTTTGATTAAATTTTTCTAAAAGAGTTTTATAAGTTAAAATTCTTAAATCTTCATCATCTGGTAGTGTTGGTATTGACTCAGATAATCTAATACTTTTATCACTAGTCGTCACATGTTCAACTATATTGAAAAAAGATTCTGTTTTTTGATCTGGAGATAAAGAATCTGAATATTCGAATAATTTATATATGGAAGCATATGTTTTGTAATTTGGAACTTTTGAAGATAAAAATTTCTGAAGATTATAATTAGATTGAATTTCTTTTATAAGATTATATCTTTCTCTTCGTAAAATAGAATTGTTTAAATTATTTCTACCACCAATAACTTCATTTATAAAATAATTAGCTTGTTTATCTGATTTAAATTTCTTATTAATAAGAATATTATATAAAGCTAATTCCTTTCCCAATTCCGTATTTTCGTGAAATCGTTGTTTAACTATCTGAACAGCCTTACCATCGTCTTTATTTAACACATCCGAAGTTATTTGTCTGAGTAGAAATTCAAACAATAATCCCGTATTTCGGATTTTGTTATGCTTCACCTTGTGCATATGTTTATCTCCGTTTTTTGGATACTATATATGTAATTATTCATATATAAATATAATTTTTTTTCTTTTTTACATTGATTATTCATCTTCATCTAAAATTATTTCTTCATTTAAGATACTTTGATTGTCTAAATCTTTTCCAAACTTTTGTTTAAGGGAATTTAACAATCCTTCTCTTGCAACAATTGTCCCACCCTTACCTTGATACAATGGAGAACCACCTTTGAACTCTCGTTTTCCATATCGTTCTCTTTCGTACTTTGTTGCATCTTTCAAGTCTTTTGCTGAGTATTCATTCCCAAATTCTTTCTTACCAGTTCCACTTCGTCTATCACCACCCCAATCACCTTTTCTAGCCATAGTTAAATCATCTTCTTCACCATCTTGCTCTTCATCACCACCTTCGGCTGGATCTGTTCCCTCAGTTTCAATTTGTTCAAATCTGAAAGCTTGTTTTCTATCTTCAACAATTCCTTCAAATATTTTTTTCTTGTCACCATCATTTAAATCAAATATATTATCATACACCCATTCACGAGACATAATTTTATTTTCTATCAAATCGTTGGCTATATCTTTTTGTTGAGTTAATAATTCTAATTTTTCTTGTTGATGTATCATTGATGGATTTGTTAATTCTAAATCAAAATTTATCAATTCTGCATCTTCAAATCCTTGTGTATATAGGTGAACAATAGCAATTTTTTCAAGTTCCGCACATATAATTTTTTGTAATCTTTCTATTGTTCTAGCAAATCTAACATCTTCAGCAGCTAATGTAGCTTTTGAACCTACATTCTCATCATATCCTAAAAATGCCTTTGGTATTTTAAGAGCAGCCATCATTTTGTTTCTCAAATATTCAATATCATCAATAGCCCCATCGTTAGTTAAACCTGCTAGTTCATCAATAGATGTTCCACTGTCCCCACCACGAACAGGTAGGAAATAATCTTCTGTAATGGATTCCATATTGTATTTCAAATTATATTCACCCGTATTTTGGTCAATTACTGGTGTTTTTTTCATTTTATTAATAATCTGTTGCATGAAGTTATCCACTTCATTTGGTGGAATGTTACCAATGTCTACTTTGAACACTCTTTTTTGTGGAGCTCTCATCATTCTATGAATTAACATAGCATCTTCCATAAGAGTTAATTGTTTAAACACTCTTCTTGCACCCTCTAACATAGATTTACCATAAGGTAAGTAATTTGTATCTGCTAAATTTCTGAAGTGAGCTATTTCATAGTTTTCAAAAAGTTCACCAGGTTTAGAATTCATCGAAGTTTCAGTATGTTTATCTAATTGAAATTGAACAAGTTTTGGATTTGAAGGATCATGGTCTTCAAGTCTTGACACTTCGTATACTGAAAGAGGTTTTACGTTTACGATACCATATTTATCTAGTATGTCTAAATGTAAGTAAAAATCACCATATTTAGTCATATTTCTAATATAACTCCAGAGATTAAACTCAATATTCATTATGTCATAAAATAAGTTATGTAAAATTTTATGAATTTTTGGATTATCAGTTTTAATATTTAATATTCTATTCTCAACATTATCAACAGTAGATTCATCACAATAAACATCTAAAGCTGATGATATAATTGGATCTC